TCCCCCAGCTGAATCAAAAGCAGTAGTACCAGGGGCTGCGGAGACGCTGAAAGGTCTGAAGCGAGTCTCACTTGCAACTGTCTCATAGAGTGACTGACCGTCCCTGGGCAAGCCAATGAACTCCTGCGCTTGCTGGCCGAGACCCTGGAGGTCGTCTATGGCATCTTCAGCAACAGCGATCTGACCAGCAGTCCCTATCAGGTTTCTGACATTTTGCAGCTCGGGATTGCTGAAAAAGCTATTGATGCCGCCTAAAATTCTGTCGTGGAAGGCCATCAGAAAGTACCCTCATCTATTGTAAAATCGCCCGTCACCGTACCTGAGACGCTGAGATCGGCAACCGTAAGAGTTCCGGTAGCAGTGCCTCCTGCTGCATCGAGCTTGGAGTTCACCGCTGTCTGCACCGCAGTGAATTCAGTGGTGAATTCGGAGCCTTTAACGACCTTGTTCGGGTTGCCACTCGGGAGCGAGTCTTTAGCTCCAAAGGCGGTCACGATAGTGTACGAACTCATTACAGCAGTCTCCCTATCAGAGATTGAATATTCAGCTCCTGAAACGCGATAGGCGATCCAGAGACGTTAGTTGTCAGACCGACCGAGACAATACTCCCCGATCCGTTTGTGGGCAGTTTTCTCTTTGTAATAAGTTGAGTGCTAGAAGCAAACTCCGCGCTAGTGTTGTACTCACTCACGCCATATTCGGCCGCAGAAAACGCTCCCAGCGTGTAGGCTGTTTTGCGGAAATCTCCGGCATAATCGTATGCCCAATTTAAAACCACCGTAGCACTCGCCCCGTTGAAAGTCGTTACATTCACCGCTTTCAGGAACTTCAGGCGGGAGCTATCACCAAACCCCAGCGGATGGCTGAAATACTCCAGGAGATAGGAGCTGGTGTCGTCAGTGTTAGACTTATATTCCGCGAGGCCAGAAGCTACGCCGATATATAGCTCGTCATCATCCGTCGTCGTAAAGCAGAGCGGTGCAAGTTGCGTCCAGGTGGTTGTTCTATAGCTCCCATCCTCTAACGGATAACGAGTATCAAACACATAGACCACCCCGACCGCAGGGAAGTTGACTAAGAAAAAGGCATTATTTGGATCGTAGACCGATTTGATATTTCCGGTCTCAGCCTGAACTCGGGTCTTGATGTCATTGTTGACGTTTTTGCTGATGTCCCCAATGGGCGCTGATTTCTCTTGAATCGTGCGCGAAAGGGAACGAACGCCAGAGAAGTCCAGGAACAGAATGTCCTTTCCCGTGCTTTGCACTGCATCCCTGGAGACACAGCCGATATTCGCTATCGTGTCTGAAAGGGTCATATTCGCCGGATCGTCAGCCCCGGCATAAACCAAGATTGATCTCTTGCCCAGGATAATGAGAAAGTTGTTGTGTGCGGTGAGCGCCACGATCTCGTCAAATCCATTCGGAAACACAGTCGTGAGGTCAAGATTGCCCGAGCTACCGCCAGTCCACGCCAGACCGTTCAGAGAATCAGTCCAGTAAATTTGCTGTTTGTTGCCCGTAACATCTGCGACCCATAGTCTGCCGAAAGCAGCCAGCACCGCATTTGCTTGGATTGGCGTACCGGCGACAGAAGAATGCGCTGCAATCGTGGTCAGAGCTGGGCCAGCAGGATCGTAGACCAGAGGCGCGTGGCCCCTTTGGAAGAGATAAAACTTGTTAGCCAGGGACGCCATAGCCCAGTTGTTTGCGCTAATGGTGTAGCTTCCAGGCGTTGCGTCGGTCAGCGTCGTCGTGCCGGTGAAAATCTTGGCATTACCAGCCGAGAAAAACACCTTCGTGCCGTCTGTCTGCACGAACTCACCGATTGACTCGATGCCAGCCGAAGAGCCGAGGACACTGGAGCCATTGCCGGAGACCATGCTGTAGCCCTTCCTCGCGGCGATCCTGCCCTCCTTGTCGATGACGCAGTTGTCAGCAATCGCGGCGAAGCTGGGGTCTTGCTGCAAGGGAGCGTCCTGGGTGTTGATACCCCTAAAACCCGGTGCGCCAATCGTAATATTTTGAAGTTGTTGAGCCATCAGCAAGCCACAAAAGTGAGTTCGTCTTGATACTTGTTAGCGTCGATTTGGATCGCATCAGATAGAGCGATTGATGCCACGCCAAATTGTTCCGCAGCAGATTGTCCCCCAGTCTCGCCCTTCTCTCTCAGAGCGTACCCGTAGGCAAGCTGCAGCACCGGATTGAACGGAACTTTAAGAAAAGTGCTGTCGGTGGTCAGAGCGGGTTGCGGAATGACCATATCGAACCGCATCGAGTAAATCGCATCGGGTGTCGGGTGCAGATCAACCTGAAGCTGTCCAGTGCCGTCTGTTCCGTTCCAAGCGTAATACTGCGGCGTCCCCTGAGCAGCAGAACCAATGTAAGTCTCACGATTTATATAGTTTCGATTCACGGTTCGCAGGAACGTGTTGCTAGTATCATTTATAGCTTCTTTGAAAATGGCGTTCTGGAAGGCACCCGTCAGGGCATAACTTTTCGTTGCTGCTACCGTGTCAAAAGTCAAAGTCTCTCGAAGGGCCGTCCATTCATGCGAGCTTTCCACGACCGACTTGGCGTCATTAATCAGATCGCCGATTAGCTTGGCATAATCATTCTCAGTTGAGGTGCTAACCTCTGTCTCCCTAAGACGACGCAGAATCTCATTAATTAGGTTGATAAAGGTCATACGATTGATCTCCAGCCAGAGCGACGTTTAAGTGCAGTTAAAAGTGGCGCATCAATTTCAATTGGTTTCAGATCACGACCGAACAGGGCGTCGGTTAAAGGTGTGGTGCTGATAGCTGATGCTCCTGGTGCGCCTCTGGCACCCGTCAGACCCCGCTCCCCTTGTTCTCCTTGCTCACCTGCTGCTCCCGTGGCTCCAGTTGCCCCAGTAGCTCCCGTGGCTCCCGTGGCTCCCGTGGCTCCGGTCTCCCCAGTTGCTCCAGGGGTTCCGGCTGGGCCGGTGGCTCCGGGTATGCCGGGGTCACCTTGAGGCCCGACGACAGTGGTGGTCACAGTGTTTGCAGTATTACTATTGCCGAGATCAGTATTCCCAAGATTGCCAC